ACGTTACCTTCAAAAATGTACCATACGGCCTAGACGAAGCACACAATAGACCGTCAGATGAACTAGCTAGATTTATTCATGGGGTGTCGCAAGGTAAAGCCAAGATTAGGATGCAGGGGTCAGTCAACGCTGAACGAGAGCATGAGCTAGTGGCTTCGTCCATAGCTATGCTTACATCTAATCAGCCCATGCTTGACCTTATCATGCAGAAAAAGGCGTATGCCAACGGTGAAATGGCAAGGATGATTGAGCTAATGATTGAGAAGCCCCGCGCCATGATTGAAGACCCGCATTTAGGACGCCGCGTGTTTGACCCGTTAAGATACAACTACGGTCATGCCGGTATTAAGCTGGTGCAGGGGTTTTACATGCTAGGCGAAAATGACTTGCTAGACCGCATAGCATATTGGTTGGCACGGTTTGAAAAAGATTTTGGTACAGACGACATCTACCGGTTTTACAAAGATTACGTTTGCGCGGTGTTTACAGGCGGCATGGTGGCTAATGAGTTCAACATCGTGAACTTTGAGTTGAACCGGATTTATGACCGCGTGCTGTATGAGATGATTAATCTACGTGACAACGTAGTTAAACTAGGGCACATGGATCATGAAGGCATGGTCGGGGAATTCATCAATAAGTTCTATACAGGCTTTCTTGGCATCAACGATGGCAAGGTCACCTACGAACCAAGAACGGCTCTTGTCGGGCGTATTGATGTTGCCACGGGGCACGTCTCTATCTCTACAACAGAGTTTAAAAAGTATCTCGGAGAGAAACATGTTAGTTCACGGGAGTTTGAGAAAGCTATGAAAGACAAGAACATCTTGATTGGCACAAGAAAGATGCGGCTTGATTCTGGCTGGAAGGGCGCGTTTAGTATTCTTGACAAAAACATGAATGTAAATTGCTATGTCTTTGAAACAAAAATCCCAAGTTCTTTCTTTGGCACCGATGGATATGGAGAGGCTGACGGAGGAGCCTGAGTGGGTTTTTCCGTACGCTTACATGAAGGTGGGGGATAGCTTTTTTATTCCTACATTAAGACCCGCCCAGATGATCTACTTAGCTGATATAGCAGCTAAGAAAGCGGAGCTGCGTGTAAAGATTTACACTTGCCACAAAGATGGTCATCTGGGCGTACGTGTTTGGCGTACGGCTTAAGGTTCGACGCCGAACGCTTTGTACTTCTGTACTAGGTTGTACTTAAGAATGTTTTGCTGAAGCACAGCGTTTTTAACAAGCTCAGTCCTTGTTTTAACGTCTAGCCCTTTCATGGTACGCCACTTATTAGCTTCTTCGCGCAGGTCTTTCAGCCGCTTGTTAGCGTCACCGTTATACATCTTAACTAACATGGCATCGAACGGGTTCTCAGCTAGGTATTCATAGTATTTAGCCGGGTCGTTTTTAAACATATTAACTTTTTCAGCCCGTTGCTCTAGGTCTTTTTCAATCTTAGACCATTGACGTGCGTCAAAGTTAGACCGCGACCCGAAGAAGCTGTCGAAGATCATGGTGTCAGTGTGTGAATTAAAGTCTTTACTACCCGACATCCAAAGCGCCATGTTGTATGGACTGTTGATTAGCGACGATATACCGTCTATATAATTGTTGAAGAAGAAATACATTACGTTCGGACTCCAGTTTATCTTTCCGTTTGTTGACTCGGCTAGATATATGGCAGCATCTTTGAACGCTTCCGGTATGTTGTCACCGCCAGTATAGGCGTCGCCAAACCGACTTTGCCGATTGTTATAAATTTGATGCCCCAGCGCATCCATGTTCATATAGTACTCAAACAGCGGACGCAAAACGCTTGGCAGTACGCTATCCAGTGCTTTACGTCCGGGGTCTTCTGTCAATGGGATACGAGAAAACGGCAACGGGATAAAGGAATCTGAAACGATATCCACCATATTGCCAAAGATTTCAGTAGGCTTGGTTGGGTTCTCTGAATCAGTTAGAGCGGCAAGTTGTGAGCCTAACGCTGCAAAAGCACCCAAGCCAAAGCCCCACGGTAACTGAATTGGGTTATCAAACCCCGGTAGGTGTAGTCGAGCAAACTTAGTCCACCGCGCCATATCGTCAGTAGATACTCTGTTGCGGCCTAGTTCATCGTCATCTGAACTTGCTTGCGCCATTAAATACAGGGTAATTCCTGCGCCAGCTAAAGCGCCAACCATTATGCGAGAGCTTGTTTGTAGTTGCCCGTAGTTCTTATCAAACGTAGCTAAAGCTTTTTCCAACGTGGCTAGTTCGGCTTTTAGCTCCGCTTCTTTCTTAGCCGTAGGGTTTTTACCAAGCTCATGGCGGATTTGCGCAGCGCGGGCGTATTCAGGTAAGCTTTGTTTCACCGACTCTTTATTGCGGAATGCCGGGGCAACAGCATCCATAGCGCGCACAGCACCAGTAGCTGACGGTCGGTAGAACATAAACATACTACCTAACGCTCTACCCGCCTCTCCAACTTGTTCAAAGTTAGCTAAGTTCTTGGCGAACGCCGCAGCAGTTTTAGTTGCGGCTTCTTCTATTTCTTTCTTAGATAAGCCCCCCTGCTTGGATAACTTAGCCATCTCATTCGACTTAGTGAGCCTAAACGCCGCTACACGCGAAGCGGTTTCGAACGTATCAACCCAAATATCAAACAAGCGGGTAACGCCGCTTACATCAATCTTACCGCCGGGGGCTTTGAGTAGCAGGTCTAGTTGACCTTTTGGCGCGATGCCTTGTATGTAAGACACCCTGCCGCCTGACTCATAGTAATCCAGCACGTCTTTATAGTAGGGATTACTCTTTGCCAGCCGCTCAAGTACCCCAGTTTTGCCTTGTGAGTACAGCGCAGCGGCACGCCATGATCTAATTAAGTCCCCCTTGACTATATTTAGTGCAACAGAACTTAGATAACGGAACGATTGCAGTGGGCCAAGTAGCCCTTTACCTTCAGCACCAATAGTCCAAGCGTTAGTCAGCACGTCACGCACAAAGTTAACAGGAGCGAACGATGGTTTGAAACGGGTGTGCATCTGTCCGATTCTGCCTGTTAAGTTATTCATGGTGTTAACCATGAAATCTAGCCAAGGGTTAGTGTCTCTATAAGTGCGGCGGATAGCCTCGCGTTGTTGCGTATCGTTAATCTGGATAATAGCTACCTTACCGTCAGGCATGTAGTGGAACACTTTCGTGTCGCCTTTTAATCTTTGTAGCAAGTCATCGTTAGCACGGTCTTTAAAATCTACTTCCTCTACGATGTCACCGTCTAGTGACTTTTCTTTAACCGCGTTGTAGATAGCTTGCGTAACATCGCGCCGCCCGGCACGCATGGCGGCTTTAGCCCCGTCTGCCATGACTTGCAAGATCGGGTTATCAGGCACGGTTAAACGGCCTTCGAACGTATGCTGCTGTTCTTGGAAGTCGCCACCTAGCTTGCGCCCGTCATGGTTAAACATGTCGGCTTTGTCTTCGTTAAAGTTCTTACCCTTAAACGGAACGTAGCTGTTAAACCCATAGAACATTAAGTAGTTGTTGGCGTACGCAGACATGTAATTAGCCATCTTGTTAAGCTCAAGAGTGGCTTCGTTTACAGCTTTAAGTTTGTCCAATACCTTGTCTGCCGCCGCTTTGTGCTGGTTATAGTTGGCAATCATTGCCTTAACTTGGGTTGATGTGTAGCCAGCCACAGCATACTTCTGGTCGTCACGATCTAGTAGAGTAGGACTTACAGTACTATCCAAATTAGTCTTGTCATTGACAATATCTTCCAACGCCTTACGCAGATACTTGGCGTCAGCTAAAGTTAACTTGTTTGAGTCAAGATACTTAAAGATTGCGTCACGCGCTTCCCGTGGGGAGATAGGCGTCTTTGTAGCTTTGTCGATAAGTATTGGTTTATCGGACAGATCGACTGTACGCAAATAGAGAACTTCACGCCGCTCTGGTTCATGCAGGGCCACCGCAAACATGCCAAGTTCTTTTAACGCCGTATCCATATCTAACTTACGCGTCTTAGCATACTCAGCTACTGCTTCGCGCACAGCCTCGTTATGTTCTTGTACGTACTGTGTGTATAACCAATGAGCGTTGCCAGAGGATAGCGTCAACTGATCGTATATGTTGTTGAACCCCGTAGAATAAGCAACCAACCGCCCTGTTAACCACATACGGCGCTGCCAATTTTTAATAGCCGCGCGGTCATTCTGGAAGATACGCACCGCAGCTTCCGTAAATTTACTCAAGCTAAACGTCTTAGCTACTTGTCTAGCGTTAAACGATGGGCTAGGAATACTGTCCCGTAGCTCGTTAATGTTTGTGGAGCCACCAGCCGGGGCGGGAATAGCTGGCTTAGGTTGTTTGGCTGGGAGTGCCTCAAGATCAATACCTGCTTCTGGTGCAGCAAGGATATTTTGGAACGCTTGGGTTACTTCGAGCAACGCGTTGCCTTGATAGCCAGCTTGTTTGGACAGCCCAACTTTACCTTGTTTGTAAATGTCAGCAGTCGTCTTATCGACTTCTTCCGCAAACGCTTTGTCTTTGAGGTATTTGTTTATGAAGTCCAATACGCCTTGATCTGACGTATCTTCAAACGCATCTGGGTAGTTTTCTTCAAGACGCTCTTGCACGTCGTCTTTTAGATTTCTAACAGACTCAAACGTCAGCCGTACACCGGGACTTAATTCCCCCCTCTTTTTATCTTCTGTTTCAAGATAAACAGCTACTTCGCGCTGTACGCCTTTGTTTATTTCTAGTTTCTGCTTGGTGTATCTTTCGCCGCCAAATGCCTTCGACACTTGGTCGTACAAGTCTGGCTTAATTTCAAAGAACCTAGTTGCAGCCTTTGTTAGGTCGTACAACTTCATCATCGCTTTGGTCAAGTGCGACCAAATCGTCTGCATGTTAAAGCCAGACGGTGCGCCTAGAGGCGCCTTTGTGTATCTGGCAAGAGAAGGTGCTTGTATACGTGATAGCTCTTCTTGAAAGCGTGGGTCGGTCAGCGCATAGCTAACAAACTCATACACGTTTTCTAGCTGATTAGCATACTTACCTTCTAATTTTTTCTTAGCAAACTCGTATACTTTATTGATCTGTTCAGCGGCTTCTCGCTGCTCACGAGTCAGGCTATTAGGATTGGTCTTAAATGCGTGCAGAATCTTGATCGTGCCTGCGTGAACAATCTCATGCAAGACGGTCATCTCATCCATACCGTCTTTGGTAAAGTAGAACGTATCTGTTTTAGGGTCGTACGCGGCTAACTTGCCCTCGCGTATCAACTGTTTAATTACAGCGTTGTTCGGGTCTACAACAACAGACGACCCAGAGAAATCAATCTTATAGAGCGCAGCCGCTACGTTCTTAAATATCCCGCGAGTAAGTGCTGCATAACGCGCTTCAGCAACCCGTACGGAACCAAGCTTACGGCCTTTTTTATTTATCCGTACGCCTTTGGCCTTACTCATTATGTACTGTAAGGCTTCTTTGACCCCGCCCTTGCCTAGAAGTGCCTTAATTAGCGGGGGTAGTTCTGCGCCAACTTCAACTTCTTCTTTAGCAGCCGCTGCTTCTTCTCTGGCAACTCGCTGTGCTTTGCCTTTTTGCTCTTCCGCTTTTTCTGTTTCTTTTCGCGCTTTTTCTTCCAGCCGTTTGTTTACCTGCTCAACTACAGCCTTGAACCCAGCATCCATTTGCTCGGTGCTAACTTTTGGTTTAGCTTTAGGTGCACCTAGCCCCGGCTCAATAGCTTTGAGGAACGCCTCGCGTTCTGACGGGCGTAGTTCTTCCCATTCAGGTAAATCTCTGTTGTAGGCGTCTTTATTTATTTCATAAAACGACGCGCCGCGTGGGGCAATGCCTTTAAGCTTGGCCTCACGATAATCTGAAAGCACATCTAATGCTTTGCTAACTTCACTAACCGAACTAGGTGTAACTGAACCAATATTGTTTAAATAAATAGCTTTTTCATCGGCAGAAAAATCTGGTGAATTCCACGCAACCGTACGTACACCATTACGTTTACCCCATTCTTTACGTTCGCTTTCATATAAATCAATTACTTCTTCAGGAACTTTATTTAAATCAATCTCTCCGCTGTCGATCTTCTGGTCGATGCGTGATTTAATGATCGCTGCCATAGCAGGCGACAGGAACCCAACCTTTGCCCCACCCTTGGCGGGCAACATGCCCTTAGTGGCGCGTTCAGCCTGTACCTCTTCGGCTAACGCAGCGCGCTCGGCCTCAGTTAGCTGATCCCATGACGGTGCCTCGAAGCCTAAATCAGCAGCTGCCTTGGCCTGATCCTCATAAGCTAGACGGAGGACTTCTTGATTTACTGGGGCGGGGGCTGCTTCTTCTTGTCTTTGCGCTTCTGCTTGCTCGGCTTGAGGGGTTTCAGGGACACTTGGCTCTCCTTCTTTTAATCTATCAATTTCTGTTTGTAATGCAATTAATTCTGTTTGGGCTTCTGGTGTTAATGCAGCTGGCTGTGCTCCTTCTGCCACAACAGGTTCTGTAACAGGTCCTCCAACAGGCACCACTCCTGCGGTTGTAAGTGCTTCAGCTCCTCCGGGGGTTGCTCCCAATTCTGGTGGAGGGCTAACAACGCTAGGCTCAGCTGTTGCTGCGTCAGTTCCAGTAGGTTGCGAGACATTAGTAACCTCCGCTTGTTTTTTAGCAGTATGGGTTTCAATCCAACTTTTCTTGGCCTCTCTCTGCTGTTCCTGTACTTCTTTTGAAGCGTTTGGATCAAACCTTGGAATGCCTAATTCAGTTTGTTTACCGCGTAAGAACTCTCTTTGTTTTTCTTTAGTATCAAACCCCGCCTCTATAAGCTGTGGCTCAAGAGTCTTACGTACCTTCTCTGTGTTAACCCCTGTAGCAGCGTAAGCATCCTCAATTTCTACATCTGATAGTCCACGGGGCGCGGGCGCTGCTTCTGGGGCGGCTTCGGCAGGTTTAGCTGGTGCTGCTTCAACTGGCGCGGCTGCGGCTTGGGTCAGCGCAATAGTTGGGTCAATGTCAGCTTCAGGGGCTGCTGTGATTGGCGGTCTTGTTTCAAAGGAGGGTAGTGGCGCCGGAGGCGGCACGTTGCCTGACTCATCAGGCACGGCGGTCTGACTAATCTTAGCGGCTTCTTCTTCCGCTGCTTTACGCGCATCTTCTGCTTCTTTAGCTAGGACTTTGTCCTGCGCCTTCATCTTCTCGTAGGCAGCACCGGGCACAGCTATACCGCCGCCGAGGATTGCACCACCTATGAAGTTGTCAAAGTATTCTTTGCGCGCCTTCTGGTCAGTCAGACTTAGCCCTGCCTGAGCGCGTTCGAACACCTGCTGTGCGGCTTCTGTAAGACCTTCTGCCCCGGAAGATTTAGCTACGCGCCCTACGATACTTTCTTTAGCGATCTGCGCAGCTTCTTTCTCACTTAGGTTAATACCAGCTTTAGCAAACACATTTCTCAGCCCCGGAACCATGCGTAAGCTAAGGGTATCAAGTGCAGCCTGTGGCACAGACGCGGCAACGGCGTTTAGTACCTTTAGGTCTTTTGCCGCCACATTCTCTTCTAACTGACGGGAGAGGTTAGACCCGGAGAACTGTAACGCGGAGGCGGTGAACGCTGCGCCGGTAGCAGCAAGACCAGCTATAGCGGTGGGAGCCGCAACAGTAGCAGCGGCAGCGGCGGCGACCGGCGCGACCATATAGGGAAGTGACTGACCAGCCAATCCTTTAATGTATTCCCACGGGGCATCAAGCAGTTCTGGCTGCTTGTATATTCTTGCCGCTTCTTCCCTAAGCTCTTTGGCTTTCTTTTCGGCGCCTTCTACGTTACCAGCCGCCTTCATTGCTTCAACGTCACTTAACAGACGTACAAAGCCCGAACGAACGGCAGCGGTAAACCCTGTTTCAGGTTCAGCTTTAGGGGCTTCAACTTTTTTAGCCGCTTCCTCTTCTTCCCTAGCGGTCTTTTTAGATTCAAGCTTGGCTTGAATAGCCGATACTATTTGTTCCTTACTAGCTCCTTCAGGGCCATCAATTCGATAGTTCTTGCCATCTGGCCCACGGATTTCATAAGTTACCATGCTGCACCTTATTTATTAGTAACAACTTGTGGCTCGCCCCACTTAGACAAATCTACTGCTGGCGCTTTAGTAGTGGGAGCACCACCAGCTCTAGCTTTTGGATACATATCTAACAACTGCGCTTCAAGTGCCCTACGCTTTTCATTTATGTCATCTAAAGTTCTCTTAGCCATTTCTTTGGCTTCTGGTTTAGCGCCTTTTACTCTAAGCACGCTTTGAGCTTGAGTCACTTCGTCTTTATTCTGCTTATCAAACTCCGACAGTCCTCTATTTACTCTATCGGTATGATGCCCAATTTCTTTTTGCTCATTTTCCTGCCTTCTATCCTGTTCTCTTCTTTCCTGTAACTCCAGTCTTCTTTCAGACGTGTCTGCTCTACTCTTTTCCCCGCTTTCTCTAATAGCAGCGACCTTCTGCGCCGAGATATTGCCCATCTTCTCTTGCGTAAGTTTTCCAGCTACTTCAAACCTAGCGGTCTCTTGCTTTACTAGATTGTTAGTAAGCGCAATTTCTACTTCAGCTAACTTACTAATAGCAGAGTCATGTTTCTTTTCCGCTTCATCTATTTTGTTTTTCTTTTCTAGATACTCCGCCTTATCTAGATCAAAGATAACTTTTCTGATGTTGTTTTGAATTGTACGAGCTTTCTCTTGATCATCTAATAGGTCAGGCACCCCTTCGTCAATAGCGACGCAAGCCGCGCGTATAATCGGCCCCGGTGTAGAACCAAACTTAGCCCACATCTGAGCATAACGTAAATGCTCAGCCTTCTTAGCATCGCCTTTAGCTTGTTCTAAAAGAGCATTCTGTTCTTCTTTGTGCTTGTTAATAAGCGCCAACGGGTCTACGCCATATTTATCGTACATAGCTTGACGCCGCTCTAATTGGCCTTCTACGCCAAGGTTTGCTTCTCGACGTAGCCGCGTTTGTTGTTCAATCAAAGGCTGTAAATGCTCAGTACTTGGAGCCGTAAGTCCTTTTTGTGTTACCTGTTCAAATATTTCTGGTTGAGCGAGCGCAGCTGCTTGCCTAGGTGCGGGCTTAGGCGCGGGCTTAGGCGCTGGTGCAGGCTTAGCTTCCTCAGTTTTAATTTCATTCTTAGCTTTGGTCTCGAAAGGATTATCTACCTCATCTACCTTATTGCCTTCTTTAAAAGCAATTACACCCCCGTTAGCCATACCGCCGCGCACTCGGTCGCGGCGTTGCTTCTCAGCTTGGGCGATACCTAGTGTTTGAGGATCGCTATTTTCTGGCTGAAGTTTGCCTTTTAACTGATCATCCGACAGTTTCTCCATCATGCTTGGCAGCTTGTTTGGATTAACCCCCGATGCGATACCACCGCCAGACATTTCTTTTACCACACCACCTTTTTTACGAAACATCCCCGCTTGTTGCGCTTGATTAAACGCTCCTAAAGCACCAATACCTTGCTGTATAAACGAAGGCTGCGCCTGATACATCTGAGTAGTAGACGCTTGCATAGGCAGACCACGCAACATATTAGACAGCGTACCCATTTGGATAAACGGATACTGCTGTTGTGTAGCATAGTCTTGAATAATCTGGTTCAGTCGAGCTTGCTCATAAGCTTGTTCTTTTGAGCCTATGTCAAACTGTTGGCCCATTAATCCCATTTCTTGAGCATATTGCTGTTGGCCTAAGTTACCAAGCAGTCCCGCAGAGGCTCTTGCGCTTTCAATCCCCTGCATACCTAAGTTAGCGCCAAACTGTCTAGCTTGTTCAGCAAACTGTCTGGATTGTTCCCCTAACTGCTGTCCAGCTAAACCATACTGCGCACGAAGTTGTGCAGCGGTCATGCCTTGCCCATAGCCAAACTGACGTGATTGTTCACGCAGTTGTTGTGCCTGCATACCTTGCTCTGCGCCAAGTTGTTGTACGCCAAGACGAGCGGCTAGGTTTTGTTGCTCAGTAGTAAGGCCTGCTTGCTGGTTAGCCAACGCAGCTTGCAGTCTTGCCTGTTGTTCAGCGTTGTATTGCTGTTGGGCTTGTTGAAACGCGGACTGCCCCCCACGAGCCTGAATGTCACTCAGTTGCTGCCCTAAGTTACGCTGGCGTTCAGCTTCAATTTGCGCCCCACGAGAACCGCCAAATGACCCTTGCATCATGGAACGCAGACGGTTTTCTTTCCCTTGTATAGCTGAAGCACGTTGGGCTTCGCGTTTCTCAATGTCTGTTACCGCTTGCTGATAAGGCGACATGTAAGCTTCAGCAGTTCCGGCTTGTGTAAACGTGCCAGTGCCCACTTGTTGTGGGCCACCCATCTGATATTGTTGTAACGCTTGAGGAGTAAACACGCCAGCTTGATACGCATCAGGCGATGTAAATTGATTGCCAAAACCTCTTGACGAATACCCCGGCGTGTATTGTCCCGCTTGAAGCGCGCGTCCAGCTAGATCAGACGCCATAGCACTAGCTGCACCTGTCTGCCCCGGCATCTGATAATTTGCAAGCCCTTGCATAGCTTGCTGCTGCATAGGGCTAAACCCTGCTACCGATTCGCCAGACAGTCCAGCTTCTTCTTGCGTTTGTCTAAACGATTTAAACGGCTGGAAACCAGTGATATCTCCTTTTTCGTCCTTTTGAAAAATTTGATTTTCCGTGGCGCCCAGCATCCGCTCAACGTATGGTTGGGCATACTCAGGAATATTATGTGTATAGGACTGAGTTGTGCCACCCCCACCGCCTAATGGGTAAAGGCGACGACCATCGCCGCTATAACCGTTAAATTTATTTCGGATGATCATAATTTTTCCCTCATGACCTGATGAGTACTAGTCATACCCATCTTTTCATACATAGTGACTAGAGAGCCTTTAGCCCAACATTGCGCTACAGTAGCGCCCATCAACCGCATCCAATTTTTTGCTTCTTCAAACACATGCGGGCGAACTATTCCTTTGCCGCCCATTAAGTTGACATGTGCCGCGCGCTGCCGGGGGTAATCAATAATGTCCACTGTTGCAGCGCCTGTTATGCCTTCGTTGGGTTCTTCCCATATAAGTAAGTATGTTTGCCCTGTGCGTATTAAGTATTCAGTTTGTTCTATAGTAATTTGCTCTGGTTCCAGATCAACAGCTCGCTGCAACATAGGCGCTACAACAGGCCATACTTGCGGTAGTTGCTGCGGAGTTACTTGGTATAGAGGCATATTTAAGCAGGTAAATGTTTATCGGCACGGCTATTGACCGCTACTTTCTTTTTACCAATAGACTTCTTGCGCGTACTCTGAATTCGTTCCATCATCGCATAGAGCTTTCTTGCACCAGCTTCGGTTGAACCGTTACCAAGCTCCGACACAATACGTGCAGGAATCACAAACTCACCATCAGCAAGACGAGCAGGCTGATGCTTGCCAATGACAGCAGGGATAGAATCAGATACTCCATCGCCGGGACCCCTTAATAAACGTCCACCGTCAGAATACCCGCCAAGATCGCTCATAATTCCACCACTAGCAGCAGCGTCAACAGGTATATCCATGTAAGTATCAATATCGCCCAAATTACTTTTTGCAAGTTTAAATGGCTGAGTCTTTGTTTTCTTAGCAAGGCGGTTGTGTTCTTCTATAGCCGCAGAAAACGGACTCCCTAGTTCTTGGGTGCGAGAACGTCGAATAGTTCCACCTGAGTCTTCTTTATCGACCATAGCTGCACGAGCAGCAGCCATTTGTTTATTGCGCTCAGCTTCTGTAGCCTTGTACATGTCAGACAAAGCTTTTGATGCATGTTGTTTTTTCTGAAGCGAATATTCTTTAAGGTCAAGATTAGCTATGCCGCCATCAGCAAATCGTGGTTCACCACTAAACGCATCAACAGCAGGTCCTCCGCTAGGAGCTATTACATTAGTAGCTCGTGGGCTTTGTATTGCGGAATTAGAATACGCTGGTGTGTTTAATGACGCCATTGGATAGCCCGTATTAGCGCCTAACGCATTTATATCTGCCATACGTTGTACTGGCCCGCCATCTGCATATGAGGGTTTATAACGTATTGGTTGCGGAATTGAAGGCTTAAACTTAGACATATCCACTGTGTTACGGTATTCCTTTTTCTTTTCTGGAAAGAACCTATCGTAAACCTGCCCAGCCGCCATAAGCCCAAGTCCTGTTTCAAACTTGTTGGCTTTCATCCAGTTAACAGCTTCTTGCGCCCCTTTAGCAATCCCACTTGATTGGGAATCTATAAATCGCTCACCAACTTTAGCGGCGATATCTTTGTCGGCTATACCCGGGTTAGACATCCATGATTCAGGGTTTACAAAGTCAATCGGCTTACCTATTTGTATAGGTGGATTCATGGGAGGTGGGGGTGGCGCAGCAGGTGGCAAAGGACTAGCTGGCGGGGCCGCACTAGCTGGCGCAGCAGCAGAGGCTGGTGTAGCAGCAGAAGCTGGTGCAACAGCCGCTCCGGGGGGAGGAAGTCCAGCGGCTTGCGCTATGCCCGCAGCAGGGCCTGCATTTACTGCACCGGCCTGTGCAACACCAGCCTGTGCTGCTTGTTGAGCCGCCGCTTGTTGTGCTGTTTGTTGAGCCACCGCTTGCTGAGCGGTTTGCTGCGCCGCTTGTTGCGCCGCCGCTTGTTTAGCAGCTTCCATGGCAGCAGCTTGGGCGGCGGTTTGGGCGGCGGTTTGGGCAGCGGCGGCGGCGGTAACCGGCGCGGTGATGGCTTGTTCAGCTATAACAGCAGCGACAATCTGAGGCATGTTAAATCTCCCGTTTCATAAGCACAAAGCCCATGCTGTGCCCATAAGTATGAAGCCCGAACATTTTAATGAGTTTCTGGGCTTTTATATCATTTTTGAAAGGCGTTGCGTACACTTCATGGTAATCCCGCGACTTCAAAAATGGTACAATTTTGTTAATAAAAATATCATAGTACTTTTTGAATTTGCCTGCCGACCATGCCCCCGGTGTTATGTTTAAGTGCATGGCTATCAAGGTACGATCAAATAAGTAGTCACAGAGGAACTCTACGTCCTCGTCTTTGTATAAAGTTTGGCGAACATCATCCATTACTGTGTCAGGTCATAGAAACTTAGCGCCCCGATTGCGGAGCCAGTACCAGCTAAAACCCGCACCGCTACAACATATACTTGACTTACCCCTGCAATAGACGCGCCAATTTGCGTATCAAAGTTGTAAGCTACAGGCTCTGAAGAAGCCCCTGCGCTTTGGTTTGTCGCGGTGATGTAGAACTGATCAACAATCTGACTAGGTGTAGGCTGCGTTACCGCCGTAGCTGATATGTTGTACTGCACATTTGGGAAATCAGAAGTAACCCAAGCGCCGCCTGTTAAAGGAGAAGAGTCAGTTCGCATCAGTACAACTTCATAGTCACCCGCAGCAGTAGGCATAACATTTACAGTTTGCGGTAAGACAATAGCCCCTTCTCGCCCGCTATTTAATTGAATAGCTACTAACGGCAGAAAAGTAGTGCTGATTGATCCTAGTGCTGCGGTTCGCCGCACTGTATTAGGCGATGACACCTGCCCATACCCGCCTTCTGAAATAACTGTTGAACAGATTTGAGTAAGCGTAGCTGCACCTGTGCCGGAGGTTCTTGTAATTTGATAGCGCACCGGCAAAATAGCGGTGGTCATGTAGACTTTGTTTAGGTCATTTGCGTTATTAAACGTATGGCAAACGATGTATTCCCCGTTGATAATAAACCCGCAACGCACTGATCCTACGCCTAGCCACTCAAAATCCATCCATAGAATTTGTGCGTTATTAGTGTTTAACGTGACCCCCGACGCCCCGGTGCCGTCTAACTTATCTCCGTTCCATTCACTTTGATCAATAGTTCTTACATCACTTGGAGTACCACTAGTATTAGTGCGGAGTACAAAAGACTTAGTACCGCCAACCTGTTGGAAAAACACACCGTTACTAGCGTTGAAATAGCCCACCCGCGAAGTAACACCTGTTGCGCTGGGCATAACAAAAGTACACATTACTAGTAGCCCTTTACCCGGCTGATAGGGCATACAACGCAAAGATTGTCGTATTGCTTCGTCTCCGTTAGCTGTTACTTGCAAACTGACAGATGACTCGTTTGGTAAATAAGTAGCTGAACCGGTGCCAGTAAGAGATTGACTAAATTGATTGTCCGCTTGAAATCTATTTTGGCTATCAAACAACGTGTAGGGGTTAGACACCCGCAAGCGACCAAAAGCATCAGCCCCCGTACCCGCGCCGTATACGCCTAAAATTCCCGATGAAGACGCCATAAATTGACCTAAAAAGTTATCCAGCCTATTAAAATATTGCCGAAGTATGTTGTTAAAGGTGTCCTGATACCCACGGTCATACTGCACTGGCGCAAATGGCAAAGCTGGCGCTTTAGTTGCTACAAATTCTGAAACTTGGGTAGTTACTATATTGTTAGCCATTAACGCCGCCCATCTGGTCTTACGTCAATATTTGGCACACCTAACTGCCATTGAGTACCTAACGAATCAGACTCAATACGGAAAGCAATCTGCCTTCCACGCACGCGGCTATAAATTATTTCGGTAAACCGCTGCACATTGTAGGTTTGTACCCCAGCGTAGCTCTGGGCAGAATTAACTTCCGGCGACAAAACACCAGCGTAATACCCAGAACCGGGGTTCTGGCGAGGGCGGATAGTAAATCTTACGTATGGGTCTGTAGTTGTAACACCAAGCGTATTCGACCCATCAAACGTAATGTCAGGAATGATTCTCCACACAAAACCATAGTTATGCCCATCACCAATATCAAAGTCTGAAGACTGTATATAAGCATTAATCGCGGTTGGTGTTGGAGTTGAATTATCGTCAACTGCTGCTTCATGTATAACAACAATATTATTCCCTGTAGCAGCTTGAGGAAACTGTCTTAGCGGAGAGTCCAACCACGCCGTTCTGTCTAATTTGCCGTAGTACCAAACGCGGTCAAGATAATTAAATATGACGTAACGGTCTACTATATTGTTTGGGGCTTCTGTAGTGCCAGTGCCGTCAGGTCCAGACACAGAGCAATAAAACCACCAGACTTCGCTGTAACCCTCATTAGTGCCAGCAAAAAATTGCGCTTCTTGGTCTCTGTTTATGTCATTAAAAACATACTGACGCACTGAACAAGGCAGCGTTTCAACACGTCCAGAGTAAATATAAAACTTATCTACCCCCATCCAGTACACAACTCCTGCCGCAGTAGCTATAGCGTTTGGAGAAACAATAGATATGTTGTCAGCAAGCAACGTAAAATTAAAAACAGCGTCGGGTACAAGCTGCATTGCATATGCAGCGGCATCGGTCAATACAAATATTTCTTGCCGTGTTTGTATAGCGCCAACAATTTCAGACCCGTGCGAGAGGCGCGTAGCGCCAGCTAAACTTAGTACTGATTCCGACCAACTAGTATAGTCTTCAGCATCAGACCAACGAACTAAAAGAGGGTCATATTCTGTAGTGTTGTAAGGCCCCAAATCGTTTGCACCAAATGCTATGGTTATCCGAGTAATGTCGGACACCATAATCTGCCCAATCTTACTAGGCACGTCTGGGCCAAATACTAACTGCCCACGAGTACCAAAAGCGGGGGTGGCCCCGCTAAGGGGGTCCCAAACATACAGTGGTCCTTGACGCGGGCTAAACAACAAACGCTCGCCAAAGTTAGTCTGACTCCAAAGTCTTAGCTGCAAACTAATACCTGTGGTGTATCCAGAGTTCCACGTTCTGTCGCTGTTAGGAACCGAAGTTGATGGGTAAAAGACGGTAACATTGCCGCCCTGTGTAGAACTTGTTGCGTTTGCGGTGTAAGTAATATTACCTATTATTGTAGAAATCTCATATGTGTTAGTTGTTACATTGTTTACCTGAAACGCTTTTTGCAATACTGTATTTTTTATACCGCTTACATCCGCGTCAGAAATTGAATTAAAGTACACGTAGTCAAGGTTACTCAATCCATGCCCAGCTTGTGTTACGACAATAGTTGAAGAGCCATTCGTCGTCGCAAATGGGTTAGTTAGCGTAGCAGTAGCGTACGAAACCCAAGGCCCCGCGCCCCATCCAGTGCCTTCTGTATAAATAGCCTGCCCAGTCTGTATTTGATAAGCAAGCTTAACGTCCGGCATAATACTGCTAGAAGCAGTGCGGTTAGATACAACCGTAAAGTAAAACGCCTGCTGTCCAACCCCAGCAGTGGTTATAGTAATAGGAGAGCCACTTGGCGTAAGAGACAGTTGAAAAGTATTATTAACTACGTTAACTATGTAATAGGTTAGCCCTATACTTAGCCCCGCCGGACTTGAAATTGTAGGTAGTAGTGTAATAGTGTCGTTGTTATTAACAACTACTGAAGAAGAAACTGTTAAAACAGATGTTGCGGGGTTTACAGTGAAATTAATTCCCGCAACAGAAGTGTTTGCCTCACGTAAAGTAACTGTATATTTAGTATTGCTTATTACAGATGTAATTTGATACTCTTGATTAAGCACCGCAGCCGTAACATTTGTGCCAGCCGTACCTAAGTCAATTGCGTCTTCAATAGTTACAAAATCATTTACTTGAAGGGTATCAGCGTTGTTATCGGTAATAGTGAGCGTGCTAGAGCCGTTTACAATTTGAAGAGTAATGTCATTAAGTGGGATATTGTCATTAATTTCCCTGATTGGCGTGATATCGTAGTAAATACCCCCGTTTTCTACATAGAATTTCAGGTTTGTACCAACGCCTAACAGGTTGTAATTCTTTAGCGTTATCCAGTTCCACATCGAACGGCACACACCAAGGAAGGTGTTGTAAGACAGCGCTGCCCATCCACCTATTTTTTCTGGGTAACCAGAACGAAACCGCACTTTGTCACAGTCATACCAACCACCTTCGTTAGATAGCGTGGTGCCTTCTCGGTTTACACCGGGGCGCAGTTGTAGTTTCTGTAGTGGCATTCTGGCCCCTTACATAGCAGCAACAACAAATGCAAGAAGTTCTTCATAACGAACCCCCAGTTGTGTTTTTTCTACTGCGCCTTCTGTGGGTTCGTAATACCGTTTAGTGACCGTTTGTAGTTCTCCTGTTGGAGGGAAAATTTCTTGCTCTTCTTTCTCCCACCACGTATCGGAACAGAATAAACCGTAACGAGAGGCATCCAATCCTTCAGCAATAAATGCTGCTTCTACTTCTTGTGCAATCACGCCGACATGTATGCGCGCGGCATTGCCTTTTTCAGCAACTGCGTTTCTAAACCTAAACTTCTTAATTAACCCTTTAACACGGACTGCTACACGCTTTTCTGCATCATCAAGATCAGCAATATCTTGTTTAGTGTTTACGTCAGAGGTGTTGATCGTGCCCGTTGCGGCATATACAACTGACCATCTAGCTCCAGCTACCCCTAAACTAGTGGAGTTATCACTATTTGGGACAAAAGAAAGCGGAGAACTGTCTGCTGTAACAACCCCTGATCCACCAACGGAAATAGTTACATTCCCTGCGGAACCAAAAATAGATTCGTTAGTGGCGGTAAAGTTATACGCCGCAGAAATAACCCCGCCAGTAAATGTCTTTTGCCCAGTAAATGTTTGTGTTCCAGCAAGAAACGCTGCGCCAGTAATCGCGTGCGTATGGCTGGTGGCAGTTGTCGAGTTGGTGGATGAGCTGGTAATTGCGCTGGGAGTGCCCATAGTTACCGTGCCAGTGCCGGTAATGGTCGTGAAGTTCATCCCGTTACCAGATGCCACCGAAGTAACAGTGCCTGTACCGCCACTAACAGGCGCCCAAGTTAAAACACCTGAGCCGTTAGTTTGCAAAAACTCGCTAGCGTTACCGTCTGTTGTAGGGAGTGTTAGCGTGTAGCCCCCTGCCGCAAGTGCAGCAGGCGGTTGAATTGCAATAGCGTCGTTACCGTTTGCTGGGTTTTCAAATAATTGAATTTGTGCTTGTGCCCCAGTAGCTGCCCTAAACTGATAAGTGCCGCCAGTGGTAATAGTAGTTCCAGCGGCTCCATACACTGCAACTTGATTGACACTTGCGGTGGGCGCTGTACCAGTAAAGCTTACGTTACCCCCACCCCCCGGGGTTTGCCATGTGGCGTCCCCGCGCCAAAAAGTAGTGTTAGACGCTCCAGTACCCCCGCCTAAGTTATTAACGGGTAAGTTTCCAGTTACATCCGTAGCAAGGTTTACTTGCCCCCAAGCAGGCGCGGTGTTTACGCCTC